GACACTTCAACGGGTTTAAATTCGTCTTCCACCTACATCTACATCGCCATACGCCGTGGCCCGATGAAAGTGCCGACAACGGGGACTAGTGTGTTTGGATTGAATGCTCGGACAGGTACGGGTGCAAACGCTACAGTGACGGGTAGTGCTGGTGTTTCCGATGCTGTGCTGATTAAAAATCGTGGTGCGGCAGTGGCTTCATTATTTTCGTCGAGGCTTACTGGCACGGGTTACCTTGTAACTTCAACCACAGCAGCAGAAGTAGCGGCTGGGGCAACAATCTTGCAAGCCAATCCTTGGGATGTAATGGATGGCGTAAAAGTTGGTACGACATCAACCATCACCAACGCCAGCGCCAACACTTACATAAACTACCTGTTTAACCGAGCCCCCGGCTTCTTTGATGTGGTTTGCTATACGGGGACGGGGGTTATAAGGACTGTGGCGCACAACTTAGCAGCAGTTCCTCAAATGATAATTGTTAAAAGCAGAAATATAAGTGGTTTTTGGCCTGTTTATGCGGAGCCAATGGGAAATCAAGGTTACGTTCTTTTAGATGCCACAGACGCAAAATCGCTTGATGTTATATGGGATAGCACTTCTCCAACATCACAGGTATTTTCTCTTGCTGGTCCTGCCTACGGAGTAAATGATTCTGGTGGAACTTATGTCGCTTACCTGTTTGCGTCAGCGCCGGGGGTCAGCAAAGTCGGCTCATTCACAGGCACTGGCGCAACTCAGGTCATCAACTGCGGCTTTACAGGCGGCGCAAGGTTTGTTCTTATCAAGGCTACCAGCACCACTGGTAACTGGCTGGTGTGGGACAGCGCACGAGGTATCGTGGCGGGTAACGATCCATACCTCGCTTTGAACAGCACTGCTGCTGAAGTTACCAACACCGATTGGGTGGACACTGCTGCAACAGGTTTTGAATTGAGCAACGCTGGCGGCAACTTAGCTAACAGCAGTGGGGTTTCCTACGTGTTTCTTGCGGTGGCGTAGGCTTCACCATAATTGGCAATCGCATAAGGAACAATCATGCAAATCAGAATTCGACAAACAGGCGCAGTAATGTACGAGGCAGAGTTTCGTGCATACCAGCAAGCCAATGGTGGCCCTACATGGGGTCAGACCACAGAAGAGATCCTCGACAGCTTGGGTGCTGATGTGGTCTTTGAAGGCCCACAGGCCACAGGTGGTACGGTCTACCAATACAGCCAAGCCGCTGGCGTCGAACAGATTGATGGCAAGTGGTACACCAAGCACATTCTTGGCCCTGTCTTCGCAGACACCACAGATGATGAAGGCGATGTAACCACAGCCGCTGATAATGAAGCTGCTTACAAGGCCGCTAAAGACGCTGAACAAGCTAAGTCTGTACGTCAACAGCGTGGTGAGAAGCTGAAAGACAGCGATTGGACACAGGTGGCCGATGCTCCAGTGGATCAAGCTGCTTGGGCTACATATCGTCAAGCCTTGCGTGATGTTACTGGTCAACAGGGTTTCCCTTGGACTATCACATGGCCTACTCAACCGGAGTAAACGATGTCGGAGCAGATCGATGCAACGGAGGCTAGATTGACCACCCATGAGCAAGTTTGCGCCCATCGTTATGAGGGCATTCAAAAGTCGTTTGAGTCAGGCTCTAAGCGTATGGCAAAGATTGAGTACCTGCTTTATGCGGTAATCGCTGCTGTGTTGCTTGGTCCTGGTGTTGCCGCTGAGTTCGTTAAGAAATTCTTTGGTATTTGATGGCTAACGTAAAACAACAACTAGACAACCCTGCCCTGCCTTCTTTGGGCTTGTCAGGTGTTGTCTACTCTCAGGATGTCCAGAACCAAAACAATGGCATCTTGAGGTTGTTTTTTACCAAGGTTGTTAACGTCCTTGGCTCCTTGATTGGTCCTTCTGGTGGAAAGTACCTGAACTTCCCTTATGGTGCTTTTCACAACGAAACAGATCAAGCTGCAACCAGTACAACTGATGCCTACCCTGTTTTCTTTCCAAGTACAGATTTCTCTAATGGCGTAAGCATTACCAGCAACTCACGGATAACAGTTGCCTTGGATGGAATTTGGAACTTGCAGTTTTCATTGCAAATCAAGAACGTAAGCAACGATGGTCAGGACTTTGATATTTGGTTTCGCAAGAACGGTGTCAACATTCCTAACTCAAACAGTCGTTTCCATGTTGCTGCGCGTAAGTCTACTGGTGACGCATCACACATCGTTGCGGCACTAAACTTCATTGAAAGCCTGTCAGCGGGTGACTACATTGAAATTGTTGGAAGAGTTACAAGTCTTGATGTTACCCTTGAGGCATTTCCTGCAAGTACAAGCCCAACTAGACCAGCAATTCCATCAGCTATTGCTACCATGACGTTTGTGTCTAACTTGCCCAACCAGTAAAACATCATGGCCTACATTCCACTTCAAATACCTCCAGGTGTCTACAAGAACGGTACTGAATACCAATCTAAAGGGCGCTGGAGCGATGCTAATCTGGTTAGATGGTACGAGGGTACTCTGCGTCCTGTTGGGGGCTGGAGAAAGCGTTCTGCTACGCAACTGAGTGGGTTGTCTCGTGGCCTGATTAATTGGCGTGACAACAACAACAACAGACGTATCGCAATTGGTACACACACTCATTTGTACGTAATGAATGAGGCTGGTACTGTATTTGATATCTCTCCAAATACACTGGTTGCTGGTGATGCTGATGCTGTTCTCAAGATTGGTTACGGATATGGCACTTACGGAAGCTCTGCTTACGGTGTAGCTCGTCCCGATCTTGGTCAATACACTCCTGCAACCACTTGGAGCATGGATACATTTGGTGAGTATCTGGTTGCTTGCTCGACAAAGGATGGCCGACTGCTTGAATGGCAGTTAAACACAGCTTCTGATGCTGCTCCTATTACCAATGCGCCAATTAGTTGTACAGGTCTGATTGTTACTCAAGAGCGATTTGTCTTTGCTCTAGGTGCTGGTGGTAATCCTCGTAAGGTTCAATGGTGCGATCAAGAGAACAACACCCTTTGGACTCCTGCTGCCACAAACCAAGCTGGTGACTTTGAGTTGACCACCATTGGGTCTTTGATGTGTGCCAAGCGGATTCGTGGCTCTACCATCTTGTTTACAGACGTAGATGTCCACACTGCAACTTACATTGGCCCACCATTTATTTATGGTTTTGAGCGTGTTGGTACGGGTTGTGGTGTTATTTCAAAGCAAGCTGTTGCTGCCACTGATAACGCTTGTATCTGGATGTCTGGTTCAGGTTTCTGGATATACGATAGCTTTGTAAAACCACTGCCTTCAGATGTTGGTGACTATGTGTTTACCAACATGAACCATACACAGTCCTCTAAGGTTTACTGTGTACACAACTCAGCTTTTGGTGAAATCTGGTGGTTTTATCCAAGTGCCTCTTCCAACGAAGTGGACTCTTATGTGTCCTACAACTACCGTGAAGGCCATTGGGCTATTGGTACATTGGCACGTAGTTCAGGTACAGACCGAGGCATCTTCTCAAACCCAATAATGATGTCTACAGACGGTTATCTGTATGAGCATGAGGTTGGCTTTAACTACGACTCACAGATCCTGTTTGCTGAGTCAGGTCCAGTTGAGTTGGGTGCTGGTGACAGGGTAATGAGCCTAACAGGAATTATTCCTGATGAAAAGACTGTTGGTAATGTCCAAGCTCGTCTGAGCACCAAGTTTTACCCCAACTCTGTGGAATATAACCACGGACCATACTCAATGAATTCACCAACATCTGTGCGAGTTACTGGACGACAAGTAGCTGTAAAGATTGAGGGTGTTGATCTAACTGATTGGCGGGTTGGTGTTATTCGATTTGATGGCAAGCCTGGAAGTATGCGCTGATGGATTATGAGAAGTACAAGGTCGATGGTGAATTACCGCTATGGGCTTTGCTTTTCCAAAAAGTACAGAAAATACTTGAACCTGCCTTAGAATACGATAACACCTATAACATTCAAGATGTAGCAGACTGCATCTTAGACGGTTCGATGCAGCTATGGCCTACTAATAACAGTGCTGTAGTGACGCAAGTGCAAAACTTTCCAAGGATGAAGGTGTTGCACATTTTTTTGGCTGGTGGCAATCTAGATGAGCTAGAAACGCTAACCCCCCATATTCAGAAGTTCGCTGAAGACATGGGATGCCGCAAGATCACCTTAACAGGGCGTAAGGGCTGGTCAAGAACATTTGTAGCTAAATTCAACATGAAGCCAACACATTATTGGCTTTCAACGGAGGTGTAATTATGTCTGGTGGTAGCAGCCAAAGTACGCAGCAGCTTGATCCTGCAATGCGTGATGCGTTTCTTGGAAACGTAACCCGAGCAACAGATGTCGCTGGTGGATTGCAAGCGAGACAGTTTGCTGGTTTCACACCAGATCAACAAGCATCTTTTGACATCACCCGTCAATTTGCCGATCCAAACAGTCAGCAGATGCGTCAACTTAACACTTCTGCTAATTTAGCTACAAGTGCAGGTTTGTACCGACCACAGAACGTAACAGCACAAAATTTTAATGCTGCTTATGTTGATCCTGCTGCTTTGGCTTCTCAACAAGGTTACAACGCTGCTACTGGTCAGTTCTCATCTGCTGGTCCTGCTGCTACTGCTGCCTCTCAAGGTTACACCGCCTCTCAGTTTGGTGGAGCGCAAGCTTCTCCTGCTGTTTTGGCCCAAGCTGCTGGTTACACGGCGCAAGGATTTGGTGGTCAGACTGCTGCTCCTGTTGAGCGTTTTACTGGTGTTAGTGCTGGTCCTTCTGCTACTGCTACTAGCCAAGGATATACGGCTGATCGTTTTGCAGGTGCTACTGCTGGTGATGCTGAGAGAGCGCAAGCTGCTCAATTGGGCCGTGGTGACATTCGTGATGTTTCTGCTCAACAAATTCAAGCAGAACGTGTTGCTGCTGAACGTGTTGCTGCTCAACAAGCTGCTGCTGCCCAAGCAAACCGTAATGCAGCAAGGGATGTAACTGCTGCTGGTGTTAGTGGCGCTCAAGTCGCTTCAGAAGCTTTGGGACAGATTGCACCTCAAGCTCGTCAGAATGTTCGTGATATTCAAGCTGGCTCTTTCTTGAACCAGAATATCCAGCAGTACATGAACCCATTTACTCAGTCTGTTACTGAGCAAAGCTTGAGGGACTTGGAGCGTTCACGACAGTTGCAACAGCAACAGACATCTGCACAAGCTACTGCTGCTGGGGCTTTTGGTGGATCTCGTCAGGGTGTTGCTGAAGCCGAGACAAACCGTGCCTTTGGTGAAAATGCTGCTCGTTTGATTGCACAACAAAATGCTGCCGCCTTCCAAGCTGCTCAACAAGCTTCTGAATCTGATCTTTCTCGTGCAATGCAAGCTCAACAGCTTAACCAAGCTCAAGATGCTGCTACTACCCAACAGTCCTTGCAGTTGGCTGGTCAGTTCGGCCTTGCTAACCAAGACGCAAACCTCCGTGCAGCTTTGGCTAAC